CCGCCGGCGCTGCCCGCCGGCGTCACGCTGCCTCCTGGGATTATGGCACCGGTGCCGCCGGTGCCGCCGCTACAGCACCGCCTCTACCGTATGTAACACCCCCACCACCCAAAAACCTGGGTGTTCCGGTAATGCTTACCTTATTGGGAAATGCTACGGTAGAAGTTCCCGCCGCCGGGGCTCTGGAATTATTGGTATTTCCCACCTGGGCGTTATTGGTAGAATTCGCGGCGACATTCATATTCCCGCCCGTGTTATTAGTGGAATTGCTCATCGCGTTACCGCTGTTACCGCTGTTATTATACGCGGAATTGCCCATGTTATTCACAGAATTACCAGACATTGCGGTGTTATTATACGCACTGTTTCCATTGGAAACGGTGTTATTAGAAAATTCACCGACATTAGTCTTTTTCTTGGCGCGCGTCTTCACCAAAATTATCGGTTCATGAATATCTAAAGACATAAGTCTGTTTTTGATATTCGTGATAAGTTTCGCTTTCGTGATACCATCAAACTTGGTGAGACCAACCTTTCTAGCAATTCTGCGAATGGCTGCCAATTTAGACGAAGACCTGAACAAAACGTCATAGTCCTTCAATCGGAGAGGCGATTTCTTATCCACCATGTGAGTTCTATCCTTACTAAGAACTAATGGTGGTAACGGAAGGTTACCTTCCTGGACATCTTCGTAAGCTTTACATATTTGCCTACGTGTCATTTTAATCTCTCGTCCAGCATTTCGACTGGCGAGTTTTCTTAGATTTTCAATTTCTAATTCTGGGTCGCATGCGTTCATGTTCGCACACTTTATAATATAGACCAATAAATAATTTCACAGAGTCCTATACTGCTTCGAACCCCGTCATGAAGAGTTTAACTTTAGCATCATAATCCATATTGAAATTAAATATATTCGTATCTCCTACATTAATATTTATCGATCTGGATTTGTTATTATAATGATTAGCTCTATTCCTAATTGTTGCCATAATCATACACTCAACGAACTGTTTTGGATTACTAATATCATCCTGAAACTGTGTGTTCATGTCTAATTTCATACACACCACTTCGTGATGTTTCTTGTCTAAAAATGGAGTTAATGGCACGTCTTCTATTATCCCCCCATCTATATAGGTCTTGCCTTTGTATTTTCCCGCCTCGAATAAAAACGGTATAGCGATACTCATACATACGGCATCTATTACCCTCATATTGGGGTGTGTATCCTTGCTAATATATTCAGTTTGTGATGTATTTAAACAGAATACGGCTACGTGAATTTTCGTTTCTAATTCTTTAAATTTAGGATTACGACCACATATTTCAATTAATTTTTTTCTAATTGTCTTAATGCTCGCGAAACCAAATTTATTAACGAATGAAAGTATATCTACTTTAATAAATTCGGAGATATCTACAGTTAAAGAAACATCTAAGATGTTATCGATAGACATCCCCAATCCCATAAATAATGCCAATATTGAACCCGCAGACGCTCCTGCGATTTCTTTGACTTCGTGAAGTTCTGATTCAACACCCTTGAGAGCGCCGATCAACGCATAAATACCCATGGCACCTGGTCCGATGGATAAATACTTCATCTTACTAATAGAATTGAGGAAATCTTTTACGTAATAACGCAAACGTGATGGAAAACACCAATGCATGTACGAAAACGGCCGGAAGACTCGTTTGTCCGGATTGGATAACACCCTTACTGCCACCCGGGATGGTCAAAAGAAGACCCGGACTAAGCGCAATAAAGAGACCTGTAGTGACCAAAAGGTCGCCCTTCGTTAATATGATTCCCAAAGACTTGGCCACGACGGAATAGACCAAGAAGAAAACGAGGGCATGGAATAAGATAGCCTGTTGGTTAGTACTTCCATTTGAAATTTTGATGGACTTACCGTCTGTGGTTAAAAGCATTCCCGGCGACAAAAGCGTAAATAACGTGGCCGGGATCGCAACTTTTTTTGTTGTTATGTCAGGTAGCATTTATTATATATTAATATTTAAAATTGGAGTTTAGAGTTGGTTGTAACAAAATCCATAAAATGTGAGAAATTGGCACCTTTCCAGAATTGTTCCCTGAGTCCCGCGTCTCTTCTATATTCATTCATTTTTTGCCATATATAATATAATTTATCCCTATATACTATATTAATGGTGTTATTTTGAAAATACTTATTCCACGAGTCTTCATAACAAAATTCTACAAATTCCCAATAATCGGTTTGATACAGAATTTCTCTTTCTATCCACGCGTCACGCAATAGGATTTGTATCATATGCCACAATTCGCGGAGTTCTTCACCATATTCTAACTCCCATTCTTGAATACCATATTCATCCTCTTCGATGAATGTGGTATCATTAGATTCGTCTGGATCTACTTCTGTTCCATGAGTTCCTTCGTATAAGTACTGAGACCAAACCATTTTTGGTCGTCTATAGTCTTAAATCAATTTGTTTCTTCTTTTTTAGGGGCTTTCTCTTTTAACCCAGTTATTCTCAAAGACGTGGTTCGTTTTTCTTTAATCTGATCCTGAATAGCATTCATCAATCCTTCGATTTTGACTGGATCTCCAGCGAAATAAGCGTTAATGCCAGATTTGATGACGACCTTGGTCATAGTTCCCTTTCGTGTCGTCGTACTAAGAGAGATTTTCCCCTGTCTGAGGTTAATGGTATCAATACCCTGAGTTACCATCAACCGTTTTATGGAATCTTTAATTTTCCGTTCGGCTGAGGTTAGGACCTTGATATCAGCTTTTGCTTCAGTTATTTGTTTATTTAATTCGACAAGTTTAGAAACGTTTGCCGAAAGTTCTTCTGGGACATTAGGGGCTTCAGAAGACATTTATATTAATCTAATCTAATATCTTTAATTGAGTATTTACAAGTCACGCTGCATGGTATCGGCGGTAATGGTACTGTTTTGCCACACGTAAGCCTTCTTCGCCACCGGCGGGTCGGCTCTGATTTGTTGGTTCGCATTTCGAAGAGCACCCCCCACACTTTCCGGGAATCCAACTTGGGATCGCGGTTCGAGGAAGTTCTTTTGGCCCTTGAGGACGTCATCCGGCTTAAACTCACCAAAATCAGCCTTAGAAGCGACTTCGCGCGGGAGGAGGCTGGAAGCGAGACCCGTACCGGCCTTCATACCGCACTTGGTGGCCTTACCACCCGCCGGAGCCGGGGCATACATAGCATCTTCGACGCTGTATTCAGATTTCTTTGTATTCGTGGTGTACTGATAGATCGCAAACATGACAATGAGTGCCAAAGTAGCCCAGATCAATTGTTCGGGGACACGCGGGAACTTCATCTTTTACTATGTAATAAACATATTTTTTTTTATTGGTCATCTTCGGATTCGTCCTTGAAGGCATATTGTTCTGGGTATGTTTCTTCTGGTTGTGGTGGGGGAGGAGAAATCCTGACCTGAACCAGGTTCCAGGCTGGAGCAAAAGTTTTCTTACCGAACCAAATGCCACTCAGTTCCACGATAACGGCACACTCTGAATCCACCATGATGGATTCAAAGTCGGTCGGTTCCTGATCCGCTGTAAAAACCCGGGTTGCCTCGATTCGATCGACAGTCAGTTTATTAGCAGCTCCTGTAGTATAAGCTTTTTTCAATGTTCCTTCTGAAACAACCTTTCCAAACCAGGACTCACTATTATCCTTGGCAGCTTCCCTGTTCAATTCATGCACAGCCGCAATTCTTTCGGCATTTACGTCTGTGGCGAGATCGATGGTAATCTCATCGCCTTCGATTTTTTCGATTTTAACTTTATTGAGCTGAATATAAACCTTTTTCTTTTCCGGTGTGGTGGTCTTCACCCATCGGAGTCCATCTTCGTCTTTGGTCGGTTCGCCGTATAACATTGTATATAACTATATTCTCAATTCTTTAAACCAACAAACGGTATTTGTGCTGAACGGGACAATATCTTTTTCGATACCCATCCATCTCTCCTGGGATTAAATCCATATAACGTTTTGGAGATGATTAAGTCGTCCGGTAAATTTATACCATTTGCCGGCCTGTGTGTGTATTCATTTTTAATATACTGACTGCGTGTATTTCTGCGCCATAACTGGGTATTTGTGTTAAAACGATAGGAACCGTGTGTTTTTGTATATTGTGGAACATTTATGGTTCTCAGGGAAGCTTTAAGTCCATATACCATTTGTCTCCCCAGTCTCGTCTCACTCGGTTCAGTGGTATATCTCATATACTTTTTGGGATTGAGAGATTCTGCGGTTTTCATACTCACCACACCGTCTGTCTTCATTCTCCTCGCCGCTGTCATTGGGAATTTATGTACGCGATGATATATACTCTCGAGGCTATCCCCGGAATTGAGTTTGAACTTAGAAGATATCATTTTACTCAATTTTAAAAGTCTTTGTTTGTCTTTCTCTTTCTTTTCTGGTCGGAGACCCAACTTTTGCATTAAATATACATCATCTATCAGAAACCTGCGTCCCGCGACGGAAATTCTGGGATCGCGAATCATTTTACCATTGGATTTATATGTTACACCCTTCTTTTGGGACTCTACGACTTCATATCCAAATTCACCCGGACGCATGAGGGGCATGTCTAATATCCCACCCAAGACAGTTTCTTCTATCTTACCCTTTGCTGGGGAGAAGTACCGGAGTTTAAGATCCAGAGAAAATAACTCAACATCGATGAAAACGTCCTTCTTGGACGGCTCTGGACCGTTGTCGATCTTTTTCTTCTTAATCAACATATATCTTCTCGTGACATACGGCCCCTTTTCGGGAAATCCTAAACCGAGAAACCTGAATACTTTATTCTTTTTTGTCAATCTGTCTTTTATCTTCTTGTCATATCGCATCGCAATTTCGCCCAATTTATCCCAAATTATCAATTTTATAGCTTGGAGTTTTCCAAAGTATTTATTATCGTATTTGAGTCTCGGTACGAATTTGGTATCTATATCTGCGGTTACTATTCTGTCTGCGCGTTCAATGTATAAATTAAACGCCTCTCCTCCAGATATGACTAAATCTCCAGTCTTACGGAGATAATCGGACATTTCTCCAATCATTTGATAGACAATGTCTCGGATACTGTCAGTTACTACGGCATATATCATTTTTTCAAGATTTTCCTTCTTATGAACTCTGGCGAGTCTGTTCCTGTATCCCGACAGGTTGTCTTTGTTGTAATATCGAACTAATGTTTCGTCATCCATAAACATATTTTTCTTCATGAATCTTCTGATGACTGCCTCAGAGTAAACGTTTGTATCCATTATAATATTGTAATATATAAATATGGACTGCAGTTCTTCTAAGTGTGATCGAATAGCTGACTGTAAATGTTACGCATATAAAAGTAAGAAATATCCCTATGATAATCAAATATGTGGTTACAGGTATGGCGATAAGGTCTTTCCATGCGAAGCTTCGTGCTGTGCGGGTGGGGGGTGTCCTGGTCAATGTAAGGATGTCCAGAGTAGGCCACCATTTGCCATAACAGATGATATATTCATACCATTTCGTTACGATCTCAGAAAGAACATTAAGCGTATTTTATACGTATTAATTATCCTCGTTATTCTCAGTACATTAGCTCTCAATGTCAGAAAACGTAAGTGATATAATCTCATTTTTATACTGCGCATACGTGTGTTACCAAAATATGACTTAAACGTGTTAATCCACTTAAAGATGAACCCAGTAGGAAAGATATAAGATGTCTCTTGAAGAAATTCAAACTGAAATTGCCGCTCTCCGTTCCGACGTTAAGTCACTTACTAAACTTGTTCGTAAGATCAAGTCTAAGCAGGACGATCCGGACGGAACCAAGGCCGCCGCGCGCGCAGCTAACAACGGTTTCAACCGCAAGCAAGAAATCACGGATCAGCTTCGTGAATTTATTGGTCTTCCGCCGGGAGAATTGGTTTCCCGAAGTGAAGTTACCAAGCTTCTCACCAAGTACATTACCGAACACGGTTTGAAGCATCCGGACAACGGACGTGTTCTCATCATGGACGAAAAGCTTCGGGAGCTTCTCAAGCCGGGCGACGTTCAAGTTACTTTCCTCAACTTACAAAAGTTCCTTTCTCCGCATTACGTGAAGGCTGCCAAGAAGGCGTAAAAGTCTAATTTCAATCATATAAAAATAAAATGCCTCGTGCAAAACTACCCACTGCACAATGTGCGCGTGGGTTCGAACCCCACTCCTGGCACTCTTATATAAGCCAGGATGCCCGAGTGGTCTAAGGGGGTGGATTTAAGTAGCTTAAACAATTAACTTTTAATAAATAACAAAGAAACATGAATGTTTCCCAACAAGAAGTAGAACAACTTGTTGGTACAAAGATAAAAGATCTATCTCTGTACCAAAAGGCATTTACCCATAAATCCGCATTAAAAGAACATGAAAACCTAACTCAATCGTTTGAAACTCTCGAATTCATGGGAGATAGTGTATTGGGTTTCGTCATAACTAAATGGTTATTCGATAAATTTGAAGATAAGCAAGAAGGATTTTTAACAAAGGCTAGGACTAAATTAGTTAGGTCGGAAACTCTCGCATCTATCGCATTAAAATTGGGTTTGAATAAACTTGTTTTAATGGATGAAAAGGGAATGAGAAATGAATGGAATAATAATCCCAAGATTCTTGAAGATGTATTTGAAGCCCTCGTGGGTGCTATCTATATGGATTGTGGATTACTCCACGCAAAGCAATTTATTTTGGGGATTTATGAGAATCCCGAATTCATCGATTTGAACTGTATCATGGTAGATGATAACTTTAAGGATCATCTCATGCGATATTGTCAGACAAACAATTATGAACTTCCTGAATATCGTGTTTTGTCACAAGAAAATGGATTATTTGTGATTGGGGCTATTGTTCAAAATAGACAACTCGGACAGGGATACGCGAAGAGTAAAAAACAAGCGGAACAAAATGCCGCTCGATCGGTGTTCTTACCCGCATTTGGGGGCGGAGATTTACCGAAATCTAACGTGGCGAATGTACCCCCGATTAAACATCACCAACCCCCTCCGCCTCCTCCTCCGCCACCGCCTCGACCACCTCCGGGTTTGCCTCCCAAGATCGTGAAAATACATAAATTTAGGGATGAATCTGAGATTATCCGATAACTAATTAAAAGATAGAATCTATATTTATTAAATGCATCCGAATGTCAAAGTACTCATTGAACGCGAGTATGCCGCCCAGAAATCCCAGGAATGGTTGGATCTTCGCGGGAACATGCTTACTGCTAGTGATTGTGCAACGGCAATAGGTTTGAATCATTATGAAACCCCATTCGATCTTCTGCTAAAGAAATGTGGCAAAGGGCCCGTCTTTACTGGAAATGAAGCCACCCGACACGGGGAGAAATATGAAGATGAAGCTCGTATTTTGTACGAACAGCGTCATAATGAAGTTGTACATGAGATAGGACTGTGTCCCCATCCCAAATATACCTGGCTAGGTGGAAGTCCCGATGGTGTGAGCGAATCGGGTAAGCTCGTTGAAATCAAATGCCCCATGTCGAGGGATATTGGAAACGGAGACGTTCCGGTTCATTATATGCCCCAACTTCAAATGTGCATGGAGATATTAGACCTGGAGGAAGCTGACTTCATACAATACAAGCCAGCCGAAACAAATTGGCCTCGACCCGAGGAATTCACCGTTGTTAATGTTAAGCGGGACAGAGAATGGTGGGAAAAATACTTTCCAGTCATGGAAGAATTCTGGAAGAAGGTTTTATATCACAGAGAACACGGAATCGAAGTTCCCGAACCCAAGGTACGAAAACCTCGTAAGAAAAAGGTAATTCCATGTGAGATTGAAGTGGATCCGGAAGATACTTACATGAGCGATTAGCCCCCCTAAGTAAATAGCTTCATTGTAAAACACAACTCAAAATGGAAAATCCAGTAAACATACAATATAATCGCGCCAAAAAGGAATTAAATGGATCTTTATATGCCCCTTACCAAACTGATGGAGTTATGTGGATGTTACGTAGAGAGAATGAAAACATGGGTTCTCGCGGTGGATTTTTATGTGACGAAATGGGTCTCGGCAAGACAGTACAGGTGGTATCGACTATTTTAGGTAATCCTAAGGGTCGTTCCCTCATCGTCGTGCCCAAATCTATTATCACTCAATGGAAGACTGAGATAGCTAAATTTGCGCCTCAGTTGAATGTTCATGTATTTGATGGCCCAAAACGCAACGAAAAGGAAAATTTGGTTGCGATGAATTCCTCGGATATTGTAATTTCTCCGTATTCTGTTCTTACAAAGTACAGTGAGTTACACAGAATTCAATGGGATAGAATTGTATTGGATGAGGCGCACGAAATTCGGAATAAATCGTCCGTGACATACAAGAGTATTTGTAAATTGGATGCTATGATCAAGTGGGTCGTTACCGGTACTCCCGTTTTCAATTCTATGAAGGATTTCGTTTCATTGTGTAAGTTTATTGGAATTCCTCAGGCTTTAATTCAGGGACGAACGGAACAGATAAGAGAGCTGTACATTTTGCGCCGAACTAAGACAGATGTGACTGGTATGGATATAAGACATAAATTACCGATATGTCATTTTGAAAACGTTGGATTGGAGATGTATGAAGGTGAGAAAAATCTGTACAATTTTGCATTTAAGGATATTCAGGATAAATTACGCGAAATTTTTAAGAATGCTGCCAGTCTTAATGCTAAGAATATGATTATTTTGGAATGTTTGTTACGAGCCAGACAGTGTATGATATGGCCACAAATGTATCTCTCTGGTATCGCTAAACAGTATGGAGTTGAATCTGAAACTTGGACAGGTAAGACAAAGAAGATGGAAACACTGTTTAACATGTTAGAAAGTCACCCCGAAGAGAAAAGTCTCGTATTTTGCCAATTTATGGGCGAAATGAAACATATACAAGATAATCTCAAACAGAGGGGCATTCCTGTATTTAGAATTGATGGTACTGTATCAAAGGAGAACAGGGATGAACAGATTAAATTGTTTAAGGAGGCGTCTCCGAATGCGGTATTCATAATTCAGATTAAATCTGGCGGTCAGGGTCTTAATTTACAACAAGCCACGCGCGTTTATATCATGTCTCCATCTTGGAACCCGGCAACCGAGTTACAGGCCATTGGAAGAAGTCATAGATCTGGACAAACGAAGCCTGTCTATGTTAAAAAATTGTTTTATAAACGAACGGAGGAGTTTGCCAGTGTGGATGAAGAAATGATGGCATTACAAGCACACAAATCCGTAATGTGTTCAGAAATTTTGAATGATGAGCGTCTCAAGACACAGATTCCATTTTCTAGGATATCCAAAAAGATTAATATTTTGGACGTGAAAAAAATTTTCACAGTGTAATGTATATATAAAAAATGACGATCGGTAGCAGAGCGGAAGTCTTACATGGCACAGCAGACCAAACCTCCGGTGGTCTTAAGAAGAAGGATTTGGTTTTGGATAAGAAGGATGGCCAAATTAAGAGCAAGCAGGCTGTCAAGGCGGCGCTGGCTCGCATGAAGTCGGAAGGTAAGGCGGCGATGGTTCGCGTTTTCAAGCCGAAGAAGGGTAAATTCTCTCTTCAACCGAAGGAAGGCACCAAGGCTTACGAAAAGAAGATTGCCAAGATGGAAAAGTTAAGCAAGTAAATGAATTGTAATTTCCTAAGTATTTCTAGTCTATAATAACCTCAATCTAAAAACGGACATTTTAGATTGAGATTTTTTGTCTCCCTAATATAATAATGGCAGACAGCCTCGCATTGTGGTTTGAATCCGTTCGTGTCGCCAAGATGAATCTAGGTAAGGATCCAAAGGAGTTTATGAAGATTCAGGGTGAGTTATTGGCAGAAGCCCAGAAGGTTTATCACCTTCTTTTGTTAGCGAATAAGTGATTATAAAATAAATTGGAACCCCTTTAATCTTTGTGGCTCAAAGACCATTAGATTGTATAATTTCCACGTACATCCGAACTTTTTGTTCAAGAAATACACACTTACCAATTCTACAATTGATACACCCGAATTTCTTGAATATAACCCGTTCATGACGGTATCGTTTAGTACATTTCTCTCCGGATCACACACCATACATTTGATTTCGTTGTCGGGTGTCGTATCGACTTTGACTCTAAATTTAGGTTCTCTGTCCGGACTTTCCTTTATATTGGAATTGAACATAGGAACAAGTTCTTCTTTTGACATCTGTTTTCCGAATATAGCCTCGCTTTGTTCTACGACCGCATTTATAATTTTATCTTCGATGGACCGAATAACATTAAAAAATTTCTTCACGCTGTTACCCTCTTCGTCGTATCCCATCATGTTGAAATCTATATTCCATTTGGTTTGACCCACGTCTGGGACAAATCCGCTCAACCCAAATGGCATATACATCCTAGGCGTCGTCATCCTCACCGCTTTACCATCTGTTGTTGTTATGGCAAGTTTCCGTCTTTTGTCAAAATCTCCTATTTGTATGGTATCTAATACATCAACGAATTTTGTCATCACTATAATAATTTATATTTAAAACTTTAAGCCGAGCATGCGACACAATCGGGTTCTAGTGAAACTTGTATAGGACGGGCTTTTGCTTGACTTCTTAAATAATACATACCAGTTTTGAGACCCTTTTTATGGGCATACATATGCATACTTGAAATTTTAGATAATGTGGGACTCTCCATGAATAAATTCATGGATTGAGATTGGTCTATATATCTACCTCTCTGCGCAGCCATGTCGATTATGTCTTTCATTTTTATCTCCCATACAGTTCGGTATAATTTTTTAATATCATCCGGAATGTCAGTGATAGACTGAATACTACCTCCAGATTTTACCATTAAGTCCTTCATCTTCTTTGACCACAAACCCAATTTTTTGAGATCCGTGACCAGATGCTGATTCACAACCACAAATTCTCCCGCTAATGTTCTTCTAAGGTATATGTTAGTTGTATATGGCTCGAAGCATTCATTGTTTCCCAAAATCTGTGCGGTAGAGGCAGTGGGCATTGGTGCCACCAACAAAGAGTTGCGCACCCCCTTCTTTACCCTCTCTCGCATGGCTTCCCAGTCATACATACCCGAATGGGGGATTTCAGCCTTGGTTTCCCACATATCAAATTGTAAGATACCCTCGGAAATTGGAGACCCCTCGAATGATGAATATGGACCCATTTCATCACTTAATTCGCAGCTCGCCTCAAGACTGGCGTGGTATATAGTTTCGAAAATATACGAATTAATTTTCTTCGCTTCTTCACTATCAAACGGAAGACGAAGAGAACAGAAAACATCCGCCAAACCCTGCACACCTAGGCCTATCGGACGGTGGCGCATATTAGAACGTTCCGCAGATTTAACCGGATAGAAATTTCTATCGATGACGTTATTTAAATTTTTAGTCATGATCTTGATAGTCGTATGGAGTGCCGAATAATCAAATTTTTCTTCATCACCCACGACAAATTTGGGAAGGGCAACGGACGCCAAATTACACACCGCCGTTTCGTCCGGACTTGTGTGTTCAATGATTTCCGTACATAAGTTTGATGATTTGATGGTGCCAAGATTGGATTGATTGGATTTTTTGTTACACGCATCTTTGTATAACATATACGGCGTTCCCGTCTCTGCCTGACTTTTTAGTATAGCTCTCCAAATGTCTTCGGCGGGTACAGTCTTTGTAGCGAGTCCGTCATTTTCATATTTTTCATATAATTTTTCAAATTCTTCACCATACACATCCGAGAGACCTCTAGCCTTATCCGGACAGAAAAGACTCCAATTTTTGCCCTCTTCCACTCTCTTCATGAACAAATCTGGGATCCAGAGAGCCAAGAAGAGGTCTCGGCATCGAGCCTCCTCTTCACCGGTATTGAGTCTCAATTCAAGGAATGAAAAAACGTCGGCATGCCAGGGTTCTAGGTAAACGGCTATACTCCCTTTCCTACGGCCGGCTTGATTGACATATCTCGCCGTTGCGTTATAAACTCTTAGCATTGGAATTATTCCATCTGAAGTTCCGTTTGTACCACGAATATGAGATTTGTTAGCCCTTATGTCATGTACATGAAGCCCAATTCCTCCCGCCCATTTACTGATCTGGGCACATTCCTTCACTGTATCGTAGATCCCATCGATGCTATCTTCTTTGTTCGCCACCAGGAAACACGATGATAGTTGGGGACGAGGAGTACCAGAATTGAACAGTGTGGGTGTCGCATGTATAAACATGCCCCGGCTCATGTAATTATACGTTTCCAGAACCTTCTCGACGTTATCACCATGGATTCCTATACTAACCCGCATGAACATGTACTGGGGCGTTTCAATCATTTTGCCATCGATGCGCTGAAGATATGATTTTTCGAGGGTTTTTAAACCAAAATATGAAAAGTCGTAATCCCTATCATGTTTGATCTCATCTTTTACCTTTGCGGCGACTTGGAGAACTTCATCGGTTATAATTTTAGCTTTACTGAGTTTTCTCATCGCCAAATGGAAATTATTGGGACAGATTTTCTGGATATTACTAGCCACGATACGAGATGCTAGAATTTCATAATCGGGATGACTGGTAATCATTCCAATACAAGTTTCCGACGAGAGATCATCGATTTCTTGGGTTGTTATCCTGTCGTACAAAGACGAGAATACCTGCTGTGCCACCTTCGATGGTTCGAGTTCGTCGGACAATCCTTCCGTGAGGACGTCTATTCTGCTAGTGATATTGTCAAACCGCATTTCAACTTCACGACCAGAACGTTTTATAACTTTCATCCTCCTATATACTATACTTACCTGATTATTTTTATATTACTTTCCCCACCACCCCTTTTTCTTTTCTTTCACGGGAACAGCACCCACACGTTCAACTGCGGGTGGTTCCAGGGAACTGGTATTCACGAAAAAACGACCAGCATCACCCGGACGAGAGACAGGCGGATACGAACCGATAAATGGCTCGGCGTCCGATGCCGGTTTCATTTCAAAATTTTTGACCTTGGCATTAAATGACTTATCGAAGTCGGCTCCAGTTATCATTTAATATACTCCTCGAAAAAAAACTGTTCACTAATATTAAATGTGTGATAACTTGAATCTCAATTCACTCAGCCAAAAAGAGACTCCCCTGAACACGCTTTTCTTTTCGGAATTTAACCGAAACGTTCTTCAGCGGGGTATCAGGCAGGCGTTCAAAAATAAGACTGGTATTGCTATCGATTATCAGAATGACCAGGATTTATATGGAATCATGCGTGTTGCATTTATAAATAACAGTGGTGATCATTATCATAAGGTAAATGAACAAGTCAAGTTTATTAACGAGCAGGTGATCAATATCGCATTAGCCCAAATCCAAACGGGCGTTACGCAATATATTGACTATTTGAAAGATTCGGATACTATCGCCAATCCAGAGGACAGGCCGGTGAGTACAAGTTTAGTTGGCATGAAGATTCCCAAGAATTCACAAATAGGTATGTAAGCGACGTAATTGCCATGTTAATTTATGTAAATTATCAGAATCCATATCTCCGATGATCACTTTCGCGTCATCGGGAAGTGTATCCATTTTATTGATACGGCGCATTAGACCCTCCAATATACCCTGGATGGTTTCTATCGTAAGATTTGTAGCCTCTTGAGCAACATTTATGGGGTTAGAATGCAAACTCAGTGAATTAGAAATTTCTTGTAATCTACTGAGTTCATTATAGTTATTTACGGACAAAAGACTCATTATTATTGTTTACTAATATTTTTTGTCTCTATTTTTTTTCGATCCTTTCACATATTCCGGGGGAATACCCGCTTCGTGAGCCATCCTCGCAGTTGTAAGCCCTTTGGCTCTTGCATCTTTTATTTCTTGTTTGTGTATTTTCTTCAGCGAGAACATGTCGTCTAAATCCACCTTTTCGTCGTCGGGGATGGCATCTTCTTTCTTTTCATAAAATTCGGCATATTCACTCTCGAGGTTTTTATCAGATACTCTCCTGAGATACGTCATGATACCTATGATAATAAGCAGACAGATGATAGACCCAATCGCCATTCTTCCTCTATTGTTCGCAAGTCTGGTTGCGATTGACATTATTACTATCTACAAACATTTAAAGTTATGACACTATTCATCATTAAGTGCCATGGCTACCTTAAATTATTACAAAGATGAGACCGAGAGGGTTTGTAAATCAAAAGGTTGGGACCGTGCAAATGTTGATACAGTGTGGCTTCTTCTTACAGAGGAGGTGGGGGAATTGGCATCCGCTATCAGGCAATATAAGAAGACGTTTAAGAAAACAAATTTGAAAAAAGACAAAGGTGTAGATGTCATGATGGAGATGGGAGATGTATTTAGTTATCTATTTCAATTGGCGCATATGCTTGATGTTGATTTAGATACAATGTGGTCAGCACACAGGCAGAAGATCGGAACTAAAAAATATAAAATATAAGATTATAATAAATAATGAGTTCTTGTATGATCGACGACGAGGCTGCCATAGATAAGATTAATCCTTTTGTTCAGAACGATTTTTCTTTGCCCGGTGGGAGACGCGAGACACTTAAATCTGAATTCAAGGGTTCTATCGAAGACGAGGCTCCCGGTGTCGCTGAACCAGAAGAAAGTCCCATATGCAAATACGGCATCTCGGCGGGTGATAATACATTAGATTGGTGCTCTCGCCCGAAGGTTGATAAGACTTTACCGATTCAAAAAAGAAACATCGATACGGGTCTTGAGCCCCCTATTACTGACGATGACGATGAAATCAGGCCAACTATATTAAAAATTTTATGTGTTTGTGTTATTATCGCCGCATTGATACTTATCGTTCGTCGATTAGCTTCAAAACAGTAAAAATTCTATGTAATCGTTTTTTAGAGAGACAATGTTCAATCGCATCGGGTAAATAATCCCGGATAAACCCCTTCGCAAATTCTAATTGCCATGTATTCTTTTTGTTTATATATGGAACCTTGAACGACGGATTTACAATCTTACACGTATTCATAATACGAATAATATCGTGACTTTCTAAATCCTTTCTAGCAAGTAGATTATCTAAAGCGATCAAAGCCATTCTTTGTGTGGATTCGACCGTTTTTTCAACCATAGTTTGTAGAAAATTTTCATATTGGATATCTTGTTTAGAACACGTGATTTCTACCCAATCACCTTTACTAGATGTATATAAATAATCAGTAAAATCTTCATATATAGCCAAAACTCTATTCCATTTAGTGTATTTTATTTCCACATAATTTAAATTAGAATCGACATCGACGACATTCAATGCACTCTTTAAGAATGACGTCATGAACTGATGTGTCGGCTTTCTTTTAAACTCATTAATCTGACATTAAAGAGTTCCTAAGTTGTAGCCATTTCTTTAGATTTTAAGTCAAAAAAAGATGAAATTCTCGGGTATTGCCAACAATACATTTTCGTATCTTTTAACTCTCGATGAGTTTAGATCGAAGATGCCAGATGAATATAAACCTTCATGGATTAAAATCACAACCATAACAGTTATTTCCAAATTTGAACGGGAAATAGACATCAAGAAACTCAGAGAGGTCTTTGAAGAAAATGGTTCCATAAAACTTCGTCGTGTTGGTTCAGATTTTGATGGGTTTGAATGGAAAATTAAGCCCACGACCTTTTATAATCAAATTACTCTCACGTACGAGGATCAATATTCTGTTAAGTCAGTGAAGATTTTTCCGAACGGTTCCATTCAGATTGCGGGGGCATCTGATCTCCTCGACGCAAAGAGAATCATCACACAACTGGAATATTTGTTTAAGATTTGTATAGGTCTTGAAAAGCCCACACCACTGGATTCTTTCCGGGTCGTTATGATAAATAGTAATTTCAGTTTGAATTACAATGTCAATCTCATGGAAGTCGCACAACATTTTGAAAACCATTCGGACATTTTCAAGATTAGTTTTGAACCAGATCGGTATTCGGCGGTGAAGATCAAATTCAGGCCAGCGGAAGAAATGAAAGAAATCACAACTAGTATTTTCAGTACTGGTAAGGTTATTATAACTGGCGCAGAGACTCTCAAGGAGATCGTATTCGCATACAATATTATCAATCAACACATCAATCAAAATGAAAAAATTCGTGTTAAACGAACCCAAGACACTGATACATTTAATATATTTCTTGGTCACAATATTGAAACCATGATTAGAAGAGTAAGGGCTAATGGATATCACTCGTGGCTCAAGACCATTACAAATCGAAAAATTAATTTCTAATGTTAATGTAAATAAGATCATGTCGCAGCGTCTCGGAATGGCAGACGGTCGTCAATATTCTCTTAACTCTTCAGCACAACTCTTGAATAACCACATCATGCAAAAAAATGGTGTTCAATATGCGGATAATTATTCTTATCGACAACTTCTTCAGAAAGGTGGTCCGGCCGTGATCGAACAACTTCAAAAGGAGCAGGCGAAAAAGGGTCTCATTAAACCGGATACAAATTAATCACGTAAAATATGTGAAAAAAACTTATAACAATACTTTAATGTCCTCTCCCTGTTCTATATGTCTTACAGAGGTTAGATCGACCAGATCAAATACACGCCTAAGGTGTGGGCATATATTTCATACGGAATGTTTAGATAAGTGGAAAGAAAGGGGTAAGAATACTTGTCCGACGTGTAGGAAACTATTTGACGTTTCAAAATTTACAGTAACTATAACAGTTACCAATAACGACACAGGGAATTCAGATTCCGTACCCGTGCCGGAGTCCGAGGCAATGTTGAGATTTTTGGACGAATGTGATATCAACTTTGATATAGAAAACGTATTAGACCTTAGAAGTCTTCTGTCGGACCTTGGGATGAGTCTTTCCGACTTTAATTCCAGTGTCGCGGACACAGAATGAACTACAGTAGGTTGTGTAATTTAAACCAGGATAATTCCTCGCCGCATATCTAGGATCTTTGATCACTTTACCAGACGCATCACTCAAAAGAGGACCTGTAGCCCATCCCCTCTTATGAGAAAATACATTAGCTTTAAAAACGATTCTCTTACCCTTTTCTACCTTACCCGCACTACGAATCCTTGATTCAGGCACCTTAAAAAATTTGCTTAAACTCGCCACCGTATCTCCATCCTTCACCTTATATTCAACCACGCCGTGTTGTTTATAGAAGTGAAAGTCTCCCATTCTAATATAGTTTGTGGGTCTCCCGGGACTAACAAACATCATGACCTTGTAATACCCCTTTTTACACTTTTCGTTAGCGCCAGCTTTGTATATTTTGGTGGGATTATCTGACACAACTCTCTTTGGGAGACTTGTACAGTGTGTATATGTGTGGCCTTTATCCGAAAGACCCGATCTGTCACCTGGAATACTCTTCTGCCAACGATACGCTTCGTAGTCTCCTACGGCGTATGCGTAGCAATTATTGTTATCGATTCCTGTCTTTGACCCCCATCGTCTATTGGTGAATTTTTTTTCGGAACCAGATAAAGGCAAATTCCTTGCCATTTAAGTTTACTTCAGAAAAAAATTATTGACTAATAATAAATGTTAAAGGAAATCTCCCAGACCCGAAGCCAAAATGAGCGTACCCGCATCATTATTTTGTTCTTGATTAATCTTCTCATCAGCACATTCCTGATCAAGCTTCTTTGGAACAAATCTTTGGTGAAACATGTTTCCACCTTACGAAAGGTTGATACGCTTCTCGAAGCCTTTATTCTTTCTATCGCGTTGTCTGTTGTGCGTGGTCTTTAGACTTCTCTATACCCGACAATTTTTTCGCCTTTAGGGCTAATAAGCGTAGGGAAAGCGTCCATTCCGGGACACTTTTCCTTGTCGCAATCGACAAATTTATAGGATTTACCCGATTTTTTGAACCACTCTAACTGTTTATGAGTCCATCCACAGCTCATGCTCCCGTAAACAGTCCAGGTCTTACCTTTTCCGACAATTTCCTTTGGATGCTGATGACTTCCTGTTTGATATAAGATGTAGATATCCAGAATCAGGAGAATAATTAAAGCAATCATGTTACTATTTATGAATATTTTAATTATTACTGGGTATAATATTTGTTACGAATTTAGATATGAATGAAGTTTCTCCCAAGTTTAAAAGCGATGAAGAGACCCAGAAGGATGAGTAAAATCATCACGTACGGGGTAAGGTTTATTTTCTTCTTTTCGGCCTTTTCGGCCTTTTCGGTCTTTTGTTCTGATGGAACTATGACATAATTTTCGCTCAGTTCGTTGAAGACAGACATGTTTATTATAGGTCATGAAAAAAAAGTATGACGCATATAGTATAATAGACCGTTCATCATGCTTATACCCATGGTTTTAGTGATACTATTAATTGTTGCCGGTTTGGGGTTTATGATGTATAAACGCTTTAAAAACCGTCTCAAAAAACAACGAGCCAAGGTGGCGGACTTGACTCAAATGCTCCAGTCTAGGAGTCAGCAGAAGGAAGAGGAAGAGGAAGAGGAAGAGGAAGAGGAAGAGGAGAAGAAGGAAATCGTGCCTTCGAATGATGATTTTTCCAAAATAGACACAACGGAAGGTCACCCCATCGTTAAGGCACCGACAAAGGCTCACTATCCTTACGGAAACACGTGGTATGCCGTTCGTAAGGGACGCGCAAAAACCGCAGAAAGGTGTTGGAAAAACGCAAAACGGAACAATATTACGGGTTGGGGATGGAGAAAACACGACAAATCTTGTTGGCACTACATGGATCCACTTCTCATGACAGCGGATACACACCCCGGTTCCGAACAAAACCACTTAATGGGATGTACAAAACCGGGTCAAAAGATTGAAGATGGATGTATTGATTTCGATCACGGACACACGGCGTGGGGTCACGATAGACGACAAAAGCGGGGACTTAAACCTCATCAGATATGGGGTGGTGTTGGGGGACACCACCATGATAAGATGTCACCGGAAGAATGTAGACGAAAAGCTAAAGAGGCCGGGTTTAAAGTAGCTGGATACAGAACGGCTTTCCATCCAAACGACACGTGGAAAAATACGTGTTTTACAATGGGCAAGAAAAATTCGTCTAAAGGGTATATCGGAGATGCTGGAGATTTGGCGCACATTATGATGTGTACGGATCCGACAAAAAGAGTCGTCGATGGATGTTAAGGATTTTAAAAACCTAAGTCAATTCACTCTTCTTAAAAAGTCATATTAAAACATGGTTTTCGGTGCTCAATCTCTTTCTATCTACATTTCCACCCTTGAAAAGGACAACGCCTCGCTCAGGGCGCGCATTAAAGACCTGGAAGGAATATGCCAGAGTCTTGCGCAGCACATTGAAAACGAAGATGGGGCGTACAGATGGCTTGACTCCGAAGTGAGTGATGAGGAATCTGTCGCGTCAAACTCCGAATCCGAATCCGAATCCGAATCCGAATTAGAATCTACCACGGTTGAGGAGTCGAAGTAATCAAATCTTATATTTTACATAATTTATGAGTATCTAAAATATAATTTATCTAGGTCGCGTTATAATATTACTTATTTCATAGCTAAAATTTTCTTACACATTTCATCCTTTGTTAATTTTGGATCAAGATTAAATTTCTTAACTAATTCTTCCTTTTTATAGAGACGACACTTCCGTCTGTCAATTTTGGTGTCACCATTCTTGTTGATTGATATCTTTGGTTTCTGTTCTGAGGCTACAGCGACCGCAGGCTTAACCTGAGCAATACCGGGTCTTTTTAATGGCATCTTCTTCTTTTCGGCATTCTTTTTGAGGACAGCCACGGCACGGCGAATGGCGCTTGACTGATTAGCACTCCCCTTACGCACGGGTGGTTGTGGGGGACGAGGAGCCACGACCACTTTTTGTTTCGTCGGTGGTAGAACCTTTTTGAGAATATTCTTCTTCGTCTTTGTTGTAGTACTTAAGAATGGATGTTTTAAAATTGTTTCGTAGGTTGGAAAATTGTGTTTCGCGCCTAATACCATCCTGTAATTATTAACGTATTTGCCAAAATTCGTCGGTTTCATTGTTACATCCCGGATACCCCGCGCTCCTCGGTACTCTTCGGGTAATATATCGCGCAAGAATCCTTTTGTCTGTTTATAACCACTATAATCCATCATTTCATAAAAGAATGAATTAAGAATGAAGTGTGCGTCATACATTATATGACTTTTACTACCAATACCGTGCTCCTCGGCGAGTTCCCCAGATGTTACGATCGGGTTTCTCACACCTTCCATGGTGGACATACCAAAATCTATGATTACTGGTTTAAATCCACCCTTCGTTTTAAGAATGAGTAAGTTGTTTGCGTGAAGATCGTGGTGTCTGAATTTTGGGTATTTTTTATGAATGTTGGCTAGGTTTTGTATCAATTGTCCGATGACCCTTTTAACCGCGGCCTCACTTGGTTTGGTCTTTAACCATTCCCGAAGGCTTTTACCATCGATGTATTCGAAATAAAGAACATCGGCGTATCGACACGTTTTGAAATGATACATGCGCGGTGTGCCCATTCCTTTCAATTTTTCGGCAATACGGTACTCCATCTTAGCACTCTCCTCTGTCGTAACCTTAATCGCGACTTGTGTGGCACATTTATCATCGATACACCCATAGAACACTGTACCATATTGACCCTTCCCTATGGCACGCAATCGCGTTGCTTTATTGATTAAGAGTGGCCTTTGTTTGATCTTAGTGAAAAAATGTTTCTCGGGGTAACACGCCTTTGCGGCGCCATCCTCTTTTCCTCGTAGGAGTTTTTTAACTTCTTCACCAACTGCGTTCTTCTGGGAATTGGTCTTAGCATTGTTGGCGATGTGGACAAGTTGGGCTAACGTAACCATCCTTATTAGAAACTGAGAAAATTTTTAATAGGGACATGTGTCTAGGTATTTTTATTACAAAGTATCTATTTTTGTGTTATTTATTCATCAACTTCTTCCTCTTCAAAGTCATCATCAACTTCTTCTTCAGGAAGACCCACCCCTTGGAACGCAAAGGAGGGTAGCTTGGTAGAGGGTTCAAGGAGAGCTTGTTGGAGTCTCACGGTAACACCGAACTTATTGTCGATGAACCAAATTTGATTGAGATCAACAATTGTCAGAACCTTTTGTCCCTTCTCAACCGAATCCAAAGGAACCGGCTGACGAAGATTGTTATAGGCTTCGGGGACGAAACTTCCGTCCGGCTTTGTTAGAATTTTAAGCTTCAGGGTAGATGGATATTGATCCTTACCCGGACGAACCATAGGCTTGTACAGCGCTTCTTTCAAAACGGCCACATTGAAGGATTTTCCTAGCCATTCTTCGCTGTTTTCAGCCACGGTATTGACGATGATATCGTCAAGCTCCTTCAACTTTTCTTGTAGAGCCATTGCTTCGGCATTGTCCGGATCAAACGACAGATCCAGGCTATAGGACGTTCTCCCCGTGCCCTCGTCGGTAAATGCGGAGAGACCATACGGAGACCTCATGTATGGGAGTTGAAGGAAAAGTTTTTTGTTGTCGCCACTATTAAGATAGACAGCTTTGCCGCCATTCTTGTTTTTGCGCAGTTTCGAAAGGATTACAGAAGTAGGTTGGAACTCGGATGATTGCTGGATAGTGAGTGACATGTTTGTTTGTAGTTGTATATATCTCTTAGAAGCCGAAGCTTTAAATGATTTTTTTTCTTCATATATTTCAAAACAAACAAATGGGTGTCTTTAAGGATTGTGGATGTGGGTGTAACGGTAAGCGTGCCCAGGACAAATTTGTGTATTCCATGATTTCTGCCGTGATTTTCTTTACTGTTGCGAATCCGGCGACTTTCCGTCTTATGCGCAGAATGTTGGGTAAATGGGTTTCCTCCCCGAACGGATGTCCTAGTATCAGAGGCTTGGCACTTCATAGCGCGGTGTTTCTTCTTATTGTCTGGGGTTTGATGCAAGTTAAGCCCATCGAAAAGGAATCGTATGCGGGCGAAGAAGGTGGTATGCCAGGAGATGCCGCCGTTGAAGATGATGAAGACGACGAAGATGACATGACCGATGATGAAGACGACATGATGACCGATGATGAAGATGACATGACCGACGACGAAGATGACATGATGACCGATGATGAAGATGAAATGTTTGTCGATGAAGAACCGCCGTTTGAAACGCCAGTCGAGGAATATACGTCGGGTCGCTCCCTTGGCCCGTCTCCCATGGGTAAGGAGGAAGCATCTAAATTACAAGCATTGGATCTCGGCATGAGCGATGATTTGGGTGCTCCGATTGGTGCCCCCGTAAAGGCGGGTAAGTCTGCTAAGCCGGGTACCAAGAAAATGAAGGGTTCCGATGGAAGCTACACGTCGTGTAAATGCAGCAACGGCGATTCTTTTAAGATGTTACGGTGATTTTATAAAACAAAAATATAAACAATAGTTATGGCTCGTAAGTTTATGCGTGCATTTTATATTACATTTCTAGGAGGTCTTGGTTCCTTCTGTGGATGGAATTTAGGAGGGGAGATTGGTTCATTCTGTTCAGTGACTAGTAATGACGAATGATCTATCCGAGGTTTGTTGAATTGTAGATTTATTTACTAAATTTTTAAATCTAGAATACATTTTATTGACGTGTTTTTCGGAAATCGTTAGACAATTTTCGATGAAAATTCTTCCATCGTGTTCTACAATCAGTGGTCCGGGTCCGCCAACAACTGATTGTAAAAGCGATAACATCATATAATTTTACTTTGGTCTAACCTTTATTTGGTTTTAGAAACTCACGTCTTCATCGTTTTACGTATAGAGGCGATTGACAGTAACAAGTTTATTCATTATTATAATTATTTATGTTCTAGTAATTTGAAGACATCATTAATTTTATAAATAATGTTGAACAATTCATTTCGTGATGAAACGTCTTCCGGTTTTACGATTTCAAATTCAACCTGATACGACGTCGGGTCTTCATTGTCCATATCTTCAGAGTCTCCGGTGGATATGGTCATGTCTATGCTTAAATTTTTGCGAATAAATGAGATTCGTTTCTTGAATCTTTTGCGATCCATATCATTCAGTTCCATATCATCGGGTTGTGCTACCTCTTTACAGATACTAAATCTAATATCATAGGGAGCGCCCTTAATTTTCTTAAAGTCTTCCTTGAACATGGATCTTTTTTGGATAATAGCCTGATCTCCGGTGTCCTCGTCGATGGTCATTCGGATACTGTCCCTATCTCGGTAAAAAACCTCGGAATTGGTTTCTTTTTTGTTTTCCCATCCCTGATATTGAGAAAGACCACGGAAAATTCTATCGAAAACTTCTTTTCCTACGTTTGTATCAAACATCTTACCATTGAATTTACCGAGACGAATTTCTACTTCGATTTCGGGATCATTCTTATTATTTTCAAACGCGGTTTCAATTTTTTTGACGATAATCTCCGTATTCATGATAACTATTTATAAATGCGTGTTCCCCTTAAGTCTTTTTTATTTGGTTTTTTTAATGAAAGGTTTAATCAACTTAGGAAACACTTGTTACTTTAATTCTTGTCTCCAGTGCCTTTTACAGATTCCGTGTGTGTCAAATTATTTTTCGACAAATGGTTATTCAGGAGATTGTGAATTTACAATTTTATACTGTGAATTGGTTAAGAATTTTTGGAATAAGAACTCAAAGAGTAATATAAATGTCAATAAATTACTTGTTGCGTTTCAAAAGCAGTTTCCCCGTTTCAAGGGTGGAAACGAAGAAGATTCACAAGAGGCTTTGTTATGTATCATAGATATTCTGGAAAGAGCCGTTCCAGAGATAAAACCATATTTTTACGGCAAGAAAACTCAGGAAACCATATGGCCAGGGGGTAAATCATCACACGAGGAAGATTTTAGTATTCATATAATGTCTTCCAGAGGTAACAATCTCAAGGAAATGTTGCGCGAGAGTTCAAAATGGAATACACTTTCAGATTTTGAAGATAAAGAAGGTAAGAAGCACAACGTAGCTACAACGAGGTCATATCTTTCTAAATTACCTAAAATTTTGATGATATCGTTTGATACCAAAAGTCACGTCCATGTAGATGAGGAACTAAGTATCAATGATAATGAGTATCGTTTGATAGCTAGTGTGGTTCATATGGGGAATCAACACGGGGGACACTATACAAGTTTTACAAAACATAGAGGGGTATGGTATTACAAAGATGACGACGTGGTGTCCAAAAGAGATTTTGTTAAGCGAGCGGGCCATTATATCCTGGTCTACAATCTAAAAACTCCTTGAGTTGAATGTTTTCGCGTATATTTACTAGTGTTCTATAGAATGTTCGTCTATTATTGGGGTATGTTTTATCATACCTACGCTTTAATGGTTTCCACCACAAAGGACCCTTTTCCCAGGTAATATACATACATTCTACAATTGCTCCATCTTCAAACCACGGTTTATCTTCCATATGACCGTACGGGATTTCGGATTCAAATACAAGTTTCCCCCTTTCTTGTACAAACAATTGCCATACTGGTGGTCCCTGAACACCCACACCTACAAAACTGCGTCCCCTTTTCATTAGAAAATCAACCGTATTTTTTTCTTGTGGCTTCCATTTAAACATAGTTTCATGAGTCCCAATCTTAATAGGACAATTGACAGGAGTAAATACTACTCCATCTACGTTTTCTTTTACTTTTGGAAGGTGTTTATCCATAAATATCTCAAAATCATCCATGACATGAAATTTTTTTAATTTTAATTTAAGTTTGTCGTTTTTCATAGTTACGACCGTTTTAATCAATTTTTCCATATGACTTAATCTGTCTAGAAAATCAAGTTCTCCTATCTTTTCATTGTTAATAATGATTGCGTCATATACTAACAGAGTATCTTCATATAATTCCCCATCTAATATAGTTCCATTATACGCAGGTCTTCTAAAATTAACCGATACGTCGATCATATCGAAATTTCTATTAACCAAAATGGACTTTTTCTTTCCTCCATACATGAGACAAACCAACATGTATCTCATTCCATCTGTTTTCTCACAAACAACATAATCGTCGTTTTTTAGAAAGCCAAAATGTTTATATTCGATAGATATTGGCTGGGGTCCCGGGAAGAATTCTTTTGATCCCCAAATTGTGTGGATATAGCTCACAACAAAATGATGAAGTCCATCGTTGGGAGATATATGAGACATGTATTATTTTCGTGTCAAAACTTTAATTAGCTGATACACCCGCAGCGTTAAGAATGTTACTTATACACTCATGATTGTAGGTATGGATTAACTTAGCAGCTGTAAATGCACAAATTCGTATTCCTTTTTCCTTAAACTTGGAAAACATCTTATCGAATTTAGGTACTATTTTTATTCCTTGTTTATCTGTTAGTTTTTTAATTACCAATTTGTTATTCAAAACAAATACTTTGGCGGCTGTCTTTTCAACGGCATATACGTCACCAGAAATCTTTTTGCCCACTTCTGTATCGAAGTGTAACCCCATCTGACTTACCGGTTCCGTGGAACCGTCTAGCACTTTGCTTTTAAACAGTCCCCAATCTACGCCATCTAATACACCCGGGAATACGAGACAGCCCGTTCCATCCATGTTATTGAACACCTGACTTATAGATTCCGGATCCATACCAATTCCAAAATCAATAAATAACACTCTATCACTTTTTTTCATACATTCAAGAATTGTTTCGGCTTTGTCGTATGGGTCGTCATTACAAAATGTTATTTCATTTTGTACGTGTCTTTCTAGACACTGAATATTTAGACGGAGTATCGTATGGAGGGCTTTCACATGACAGGATTTTGAACGGGTTACGACGATCGTTATGATTTTCATTACATAAACTAGGTTTTTAATCTCTAAGCATTTGATATTTGTTCTTCTAACACTTTTCGTTCGTCATATTCATATGGATGGTAATTCTCAATTACTTTATTTTTAATCATTTTATTCACCATGCGAAACTTTAAATCATTATCTGGATTTCTGTTGGGTGAAACATCGTCAAATATATGTTCCACAATGAGGGGTTTACACATATCAATTTTAAGATTTTTATATACCAATTTGATATGAGTACTGGTTAGTGTTTTTACTATAGAAGTTGTAACCTTCATTATATTCTTATTCTATTATTACGCGTTAGCCTTAAGCCTATCCGCCAGGGATCCACTAAATGGAAGCATTCCGACGTGACCAAGTGTTGTATTTACATCTGCGAAGACCTTTCCACCCGCGATTTGTAATCGCCGACAGAACGCATAATCCTCACTCAAATATCGACGCGTTTCTGGATCTATCATGCAGTCAAAAACAGCATGATAGTCATCAAACGTTCTATTTTGGTGATCATTTTTACACCATAATTCTGGAAATTTTTCCTCCAGTGTTTTAAACACCGATCTTTTTATCATCATGAATCCAGTGGGTCCGTCAAGTAACTCTACGAATCCATTTATTACTTCTCGTTTAGAGGCGCCAAAATTCATGACAAGAGACGAGGCAAGCATCGCCATATTTCTTTCGTCTCCATTCTTTATAGCTTCGGCCGCTTGATCCCACATGATCACCTTCTTGGGATATGGGGCCACACTGACATCATGGCCACTTCTTATCAATCTAGTCACGGATGCCGGGTCAAAGTCTACATCCGCATCAATAAACATGAAGTAGTCACAGTCAGTTTCTTGCATGAACCGACCCACAGCGACGTTACGAGCTCTGTGGACGAGAGATTCATTTTCCGTGGTATCTATGAAGAGCTGAATTCCTTCGCGTATCAAGTGAAGTTGAAGGTTTATGATACCAATCATATAGCGTTCGAGACATAAACCTCCATAACAAGGGGTCGATAAAAATAAACGAATTGGACGTTTTTCCTCCCCGGACATTCCTATTTATATATTAAAACCTTTAACCTCTAAGTGTTTTTTGATTATACTTTCAATCTTGTTTAGTGTCGGGACAGATACGGAACATTTTTCACATATCGTAGATTTGGGATATTTTTTACCCAAAACAACAAGTATAATAGCAGACGCAATACTATTTGGAGTTTTACTCATGAGATCAACACAATCTCGGAGTGTTTCGCAAATCTGATTGCATTTGTATCTATCTTCGCGCGTGTATTCAAATGAACCAAGCAGTCTTGGCATGACGTCGTATGGTCGCGTTACGTAATTTTTTTCAGTTTCCCCCATAATCGTATCTTTGAAAAGTTGGGTCGTTCTACTAATATCCTTTGGGTGTATGCCAAACATATCAGCAATTTCCTTGGTCGTTCGGGACACGTTTGCCAATCTACAAGCATATAAAACACAATTGGCTTTTATGCCCAAACGAATCGCTCCACGTGTTAATTTTTCGCAGTTGAAACGACGATACATTATTTTCGCATCTTTCAAAATTGAATCTGGGATAGATTGGGAACATGCCTCTTCAATATCTTGATAAGCATGATACAATGATCTATCTTTATGATTCATTGACATATGGAAACTAATTTTCGCCATTCTCTTTGTTTCATAGTTTGATGACTTGTATGTAGAAATTATCGTACCTTTTCCCCACGAATCTGAAAATAGTTCTGGGTTTGCGTTTGGATTTCCGCACCTCGATGGGTCATTTACTTTCCCATCTTCTGTCAATCCACTCGTCCATTCGGGTGAATCATCTATAAACGAATTGTCTATTAATCCACATTCACTACAAACGGGTAAATTGTCTGGTCCAAAAATTTTTGTGCCGTTACATTCTTTGCATACATGTATATTTACTGGCTTTTCTTCGGGTTTTTTGATGAATAGATGATTGTCCAGATCGGACCATATAGCAGCCAGAGTATTCATGATTTTGCATGACTTTTTATTTTTGGTGAAATAACTTAGGCGGACGATGCCCGCTGCCAATTAAGATTATCCGCATGTAACCTGGCATGCATTTCAATCGCATCTACGGTACTTTTAAAACTCCTAGCTCCTGGAGATGTTGGGTTCCAATTATTCCAATCTTTATCGATTGTTTCATGTCCAGGCGGAGGACACACAATCCCATCAATCTCATTGTCCGGAACAATGAAGTCATCAAATTCACTTCCCGTATCTGAGTCCGAGTCATTATCGTCATGGAGATGTATGGTCTCGTCTTCATCTTCTATATCAATTTCACTGAGTGGGGCGTACAGTCTTAGATTGTTATCTATACATCTAAATTCCAGGTCATTGAAAGTTGTACCAGACGGATAATGTTCAGACAGAGATTCATACGGAACGGGATTCATTTCACCGTCATCTGCCTCAAGTTCATATACAGTCGCAGATTTATACGTGGCTTCGATAGGACATAAATATCTAACACCCAGTGTATTACCGGTATTCATGGCAACCACACCATACAAGTATTCTTCGATACCGTCTTCATTTACGAGTACTTTGACAATATCATTCGTTTTAATATCAGTCCTGATGATGGTGGAAATATTCATCCTGCTTAAAATTTTACAGCAAAAAATATTCAACGATATTAACACACTCAATGGGTTTCAAAATTTATTCCAAGGATGGATGTTCTTACTGTGATGAAGCTGTTCGGCTATGCCAAACGCAAAATTTAGATTTTGAAAAAATCAAAATTGAAAAGGAAGATTTGAAGGAATTATGTGGGGGTAACTTTGATAGCTATCCTCAGATATTTTTAGACGATCGTCGTATTGGTAACTTTTTTGAATTCGAAGAGTTTACTGAGGAGGAATTCGAACCCATGTTGTATCCAACCTTGAATAGATTTACCGTGTTCCCAATTAAACACGAGAATCTTTGGTCTTTGTATAAGAAGGCACAATTATCTAACTGGACAGCGGAAGAGATCGATTTTTCAAAAGATAGAGATGATTGGAGTAAATTATCAGAAAATGAGAAAAGATTCTTAAAGTATATTCTAGCATTTTTTGCGGGATCTGATGGTATTGTTTTTGAAAATATAAATGACAACTTTGCGAGTGATGTTCAATACCCGGAAGCTCGTAGTTTTTACGCATACCAAGAGCATAATGAAATGGTACATGGAGAAACATACAGTTTGTTGATAGACACATACGTGACAGACCCGGCAGAAAAGAAGAAGCTATTCGAAGCAATCAATGAAATTGAGTGTATAAAACGCAAAGCATTATGGGCTATGAAGTGGTTTGATAAGAGTAATTCATTTGCTGAACGTCTATTTGCGTTTGCTTGTGTTGAGGGGATTTTCTTTAGTGGTTCATTCTGTGCTATCTTCTGGCTGAAGAAACGGGGCTTACTTCCCGGTTTATGCTTTTCTAACGAATTGATTTCCCGAGATGAAGGTCTTCATCAGGAATTTGCCGTTGAACTTTATAATATGTTAAAACAGAAACCCCAAAAAGAGAGAATTCACGAAATTGTTCGCGAGGCGGTTGAGATAGAGAAGAGTTTCATAATTGACGCTCTCCCATGTAGTTTGATTGGGATGAACTCCCAGAAAATGAGCGAATATATCGAATTCGTCAGCGATCGTTTATTGAAACAAATTGGAGTTCCTATTATTTACAATTCTAAAAATCCATTTGACTTCATGGAAAACTTATCCCTCGACGGAAAAACTAACTTTTTCGAAAAACGTGTGGGTGATTACGGAAAACTGGGTAGTACTACCAGTCTAAACGAAGCCGATAAGATCGATTTTAATGATGATGATTTTTAAAATATAGTATTATATTAATGATCGAATTGATATTTCTTGTGGTGGTCGTATGGATGCTGACCATAGATCGAACTATTAATATTACCGAAATAGGCGGATCTAAGAATTTCCATTTGAGTGATGGGGCATCTTTCAAGATGTACAAAACCATGGAAGAGGCGGGAGCTTCAGGTGAAGCTCTTCGTATTTTCGTTAATATGGAAGATAGGCTTCTAGAGATCGAGAAAAACTCGGTTTGTAGTGGAGTACCTCGAACTATGGAAGTCAGTTCTATTTCGCGCCAGATAAAAGAAAGATTCCCGGCGTTTGATTTTTCATACCATAATAATCATATTAAACAGACGTCCGAACCTAGTCGTTTAATAAACAAAAAGATAAGATGTTAGTTAATCTTTCTAACAGATATTTATGTTTATAAGTTTCTATACTTTTTCTATTTCTGATTACATACATGATGAGATTGTTATCATCTTTCTCACGATGTTCTTCTAACCATTTCTGTGGGTCTTCTGATTCTTCAAAGTCCACTGAGTAATTATATCTGAATTCCAATTTACTCATTAAACCGGGTTCGTGTTTGTTTTTTCGCCCCTGTCGTATATAATCACACGCTACGTAGATTATACCATCCAAAAATTCTTCGGATGCCATCTCTAGCCAAGAATCTTTTTGAGTCCCCCAGGATTGTGTGTCTAAATCGACACGAACCCCATGACCATACTTCTCTTTTCCAAGTTTCAAACGTCCTAAAAGAGAATTATGAATGTCTTCCATATATTTTCTAATGTATTCTATTTTCTAAGTTCTAACCATGTTTTCTTAAACTTATCTACCTGTTTCTTTCCCGGAAAATTATTGCCTATCTTACTGGTTGCAAAATTGGCTACCGCGTTTTTGTAGCTGTTGCGTAATCTGTTTGGAACATTTCGCAGGTTGAGATTTCGTTTAATGACTTCTTTATTGAGTTTTCCTCTTCTCTCCATTTTCCACATGCCGACTATATCTCTCTTGAATGCGTCTATGACAGCTTTAGGGAATATACCAAAACGTTTGTCCGTTCGTATATTGGGGTTATTTCGAATTCGTTTATTTAATTCTACTTTCATACGATTGACGTCTTTATCTATCGGCTCCATGACATTTTTGTATTTTTTCATCCACATCTTACCATAAAGGTTAATTATATCCCTCTTTATGGTTTCATTGGTGAGACCCCTTCTCTTAAGCATTTCTTTCTTATTGAGTTCATTCTTTGTTTTCTTGGCGGCTATTTTCATTTTCATCATTTCTGCCTTTTTATTAACCGGCTTCGGCTTAGGTTTTGCCGCGTTTGCTTTTGCCTTATTTGAAAGTTTATTTCGCTCCTTCTCCATTTTCTTGGCTATCGTGTCCTTGTCATTCTTTTCATTAATCGAAACCTTCATAATTTTAGCAAATCGTATTAAATCCGCCTTGGTATATAACTTTGCGAGTTTCTTACCAACTCGGAATTTTTTCCCCGAACCCGTGAGTCTGTATTCTGTCCCTCCATTTTTAAATGCGGCAATCTGCTCTTTTTCTGTGCCGACCTTCTTAATCATTTTACACAACATATCTTTGGATGTTGTCGGTTTGATATTAACAATACCAAGCCGTTTTGCTATGTCATACAATTCTGATTGCGAATATCTCTCGCACTTCTTACTCCCAATTCTGTCTCCATTAATGACCGGTAAAGATTTGGATGTAGTTGTTTTCTTTTTAGTGTTGGACTTTGTTTTTTTGTAACAACACGCATAACCCTTTTTATTTTTTCTTTCAACAAATCCAGTTTTACACGGAGGACGGCGAGCTTGGGGGCAGGTTGAAGAATTCTTTCTTTTATTGGACGATACCTTTGCTTTGGTTACTGATATCTCCCCATCCTGATACATCAAATTGACAACCTCAACACCTTTATTATACGCTTGAAGCATTTTAGTCGGTGTTTCGACGCCCGAAATTTGGACATTGCCAGTTTTAGATATAATATACGTATGTTCTCCTCCGGATGTTTTATGTTTCATAAACAAGAACGGTGACAATTCCGGTTCATAGCTTTGGAGTTCTAAACCATACACATGCGCAGATCTTGCAATTTTATTTAAATTTTTGAAATTTCCGTTAATTTTAAATTGACCACTTAAATTGTTATATTCAAATGGATTATATAATAACTCTGAACGGTTTGTGTAGTTATCTATAATGAAACTTCTTATAATTTCCGCTTGATTTTCTATACTATTGCCCACGAATCCACCAGAAAAGCGGATCTTTCCGTTTCTATAGATATTAATACTGGCACCCTTTGTTTCGTCATTTGTTGAAACTTGTATGTTAAATTGCACAGTGAAAAACGGGAGAGACAGGTCACCCTTAGCACCGTACTGTCGGGTGTGTGAGAACCCGGTTTTAAATTGACCGTATATACCTTTTATTTCTTTCGTTTCTACATAAAGATCCTGCGAAATTTGTGTTTTTGGCATCGGTACTTTTCTCAATATATTTATCAAATCCACACGGTTCCCGGGACTGAGTGTCTTATTTACCGTCGCATTGAACATACCCATATTCAATTTGCTCACTATTAAATTTTTATTTGGTGATTTTGCGTTATTTTCATTGTTTGACATGTATAAGAATTCTCGGAAATTTCCCATATTATTACTGGATGGGCTTTCTGATACAATTTTATTTAGATTCCCATAGTTTGAGTTACTTATAATTCTATTTTCCAACTTTTGGGGAACTTGTTGTTTTCTTAACATTTCGCGTTCTATCTCATTTGCCAAACGGAGGTTCTCTTCTGTATAATTGGAATTGGAATTGGAATTCGGGTTACTTTGTGTGACTTTTACGTTAGATTGCCGAAGAAATTCATCTATAGGAGGCGCACCCCCAAGCCTTGGTGCGGCTTGGGGCACGTCTCTACGCATGAACCGACCCGGTGGGATGTTCATATTAATAATTAGTGAGGTTTTTTTTCTAATGGTCGTCACCGAATTCAAGTGTTTCCTTGACCACATCCAAGCCATATATAAATGGTTGTAGGGGATATGTACGACCCTCGTATGTTTCTACGGCAGTTCGCACTTCTATATCCCTCGATGAAAACGGACCGGCATAGAAATCTGGATTGAATTTCGGTTTTCCAAGATTGTTCGATAGACAATGCTGATTGAACACCTGGACAAAGAGCTTCTGAGGCACAAATAGTTCCGGACCATATACCAAGTTCGTTGATTCCATAAAATTGTGTAAGGTACTCGCAACCATCGCAACTTGCTTTTGAATGGTTTTGAAATATTCGGGTGTGATATTCCAGATATCCTTGTTACTGTATTTTTGGCTGTATTCAAGATATGCTCTGATACACTTTAACAGAATTACAGGTATTTCCGCATTTAGCTTTTCATCTAGCTTTGTATCCGCTTCCTTTACCTGTTTGGCGAAGTTCCACGGAAGGATACGACGAAGAACCGAACCTGAATTATCTTTCCAGTTTGGTACCTCATTTCCCCCCAGCACTCCCGGGCAGGTCCATTCAATACTTTTGGCAGTTTTTCCTTTGATTGCTACACTCACGTCTTCTCCGGAGACCATCGATTGAAACTCGGCTTGTTCTAAGCAGAAATCACCCTTGATTTCGGGAGCGATGAACATCTGAGCATCATAGATTGACCCCAAACCGAATTTCTTTTCTATATTATTGCTCATGGTTTTTACATCATCACTCCCATAGAATTTCTTGAATACTTTAGTGATGAGCGTTGATTTACCAGATCTCGCAATTCCCTTCAGAAACGGAATAACCTGCCATCCATCCATTTCACCCACGTTATAGCATAACCTACCTCCCATAATGTACATCCATTTACACACATCCGGCTCAAACTTTTGATAATCGAGAACTCCCTGAAAATGTGGTGTTGGGATGTCATACCAGTCTTTTATATCATCATAATTATCAAATTCAACATCAAAGAATTTACAGCTCACCTTTGAAGGATCCAAACACTTGAACTTTTCACTTTCATATGGATAGAATTCACATTTATACATACCAGTGTCTGGACACCACACCTTTCCCAAGAAAACACCATTATGAAAACTCCACATGTGGCGATCCTTCTTAATCTGGGGAAATTGTACATCTTGGCAGTGTGTGAGGTGGTCAATCAGGTTTCTAAATGTTGATGCATGATTTGTTAGGTTTTGCCACAGCCCAAAATCCTCTTCTTTACTTCCAAGATTATATACAAATTGCTCAATAGATTCTGCGGGTTTCCAAGCTCTTGTGTTGTGACCGTCATAGACAATTTGTTCGCAACAGTCTGTTTTATATCGTCTATACTTTTTCGTATATAATCGATCGAGCGCACACAATATACACTTTTGAAATGGAGACGCATCATCTATCTTACTGTCATCCATAGGAACACCCCTAAACGTCGCGGGGTCCGCATCGTATATTTCTGGGTCTTTCATCGGATTTTCAGATCTGTTATACGCAAGTAAATGTAAATTGATATTTTTGAAACCGTCCTTCACTTGTTCGACGAGACGATTGATTTTTCTTGATAATTTAAGATCCGCATCCATTTCATCACCACCCGCATTTGGAATACTGTCCGCTATTCCCAATTCGCGAACCCTCGCAGAAAGTTCCGATAAGGATCTAATGATCCTTCCCCTATTCCCGTCTATCACTGTCATATCATATTGCTCCGGCCAGCCATTTGGATCCAGGTGGTGCTTGGGTATTAATTGTCTGTAACCCAGGAGATGTGAATTATTTCCCATACCCTCTTTCAAGCACCAGTACTGTTCCATCAGATCAATATATTCCAGGATTTCGTCTTCCGTGAGATTACGTATTCTATCTCGCTTTATTTCTATCTCAGCCTCAATCCTATCTGGATTTCTATCAATATAGTGTGTTGGCATCCTTTCATTAGTCACCATATTGATAGGTACGGGTCTTGGTATGTGTACTGATTATTCTTCTAAATTACTTTTATTTTTTGGCGAGGGAGGACATGATCTTAATTAAAATTTTATTTTGGACTTCGAGTTGTTGGGATATATTCACCAGGGCAGTACATATTGTATCACCCTCGGGGGTCGCCATGAGTTCGGTCATCAATCCGGCCAGATCCTCTATTCCGGCAGCCGGGTTTCCGTCATCATAAAAATCCAAGGATTCATCATCCTCCATGTTAAGATCGGCGTCGGAGATTTCCCCTTCTTCCAATTCAGATTCTTCGTCCGTGAATTCCTCGTCCGTAAATTCATCGTCTTCTTCTTCGTCTTCATCGATTTCGATTTCTTCTTCTGGGGTGACATTCTCCGGCTCGTCACGGATTTCATCTTCGGTTTTGGGTTCCTTCCTCACGGTAACGGCTGCCATATACTTCCTACTGAGAAAACTCAGGCGATAATTTTTCGCACCGCCGCAAATGCGGAATTAGCTGAAATTTTTTTCTCAGTATATAGTACCAAAAATTCAATATGGCTGGTGGTTTAATGCAATTAGTTGCCTACGGTGCACAAGATGTTTACCTCACGGGAAACCCTAAGGTGACATTTTTCCAAGCGGTTTACCGCCGACACACGAACTTCGCGATGGAGAACATCGAACAAACGGTTAACGGCACGGCGTCCAACAACGGCCGCGTTTCCGTGACGGTCGCCCGTAACGGTGATCTCATCGGTGACATGTACGTTGAGCTTGTTTCCAAGGACTCCCTTGACGTTGTTGCGGGTACCTCCGCGGATGACTCTTGCTGGGTCGCCGAGCGTGCGATTAAGGACGTCGAACTCTCGATCGGTGGACAACGCATTGACAAGCACTACCAAACCTGGTGGCGTTTGTACTCTGAGTTGTACCTCGACTCCTCCAAGAAGGCGCAATACGCCAAGATGACTACGAACCCGTTGAAGGCTTCTGCCGGCACGGTCTACCTCCCGCTCTTGTTCTTCTTCAACCGCAATGCGGGTCTCTATTTGCCGCTGATCGCGTTGCAATACCACGAGGTGCGCATTGACTTTGATTTGGCTGCCGACTTCGCCGACTACACGGACGGTTCCACCTTCAAGGTTTGGGGTACGTACGTGTACCTCGACACCGAGGAGCGTCGTCGCTTCGCCCAAAAGGGTCATGAATACCTCATTGAGCAAGTGCAACACACTGGCACCGATACGATCACCGCCGGTGCCACCAAGCAAGTCCGCTTGTCCTACAACCACCCGGTCAAGGAATTGGTCTGGTGTTTCTCTGCCGCCTCCTCGGCCGATGCCGGTCTTTGGAACTTTACCACCCAAGGTTCCACGAACGGTCGTGTCATTTTGAACGCGAACCCGGGTATTGCCGCTCACGCGAACAACCCGTCCGCGGCTAACTGCTTCGTTGGCATTGAACAAGTCGGTGCCCCGCTCTACGAAGCTGGTCGCTCTGCCGCGACCTGGACTGAAGAAGGTACGGACAACGCCGCGCGCTCGGTCGGTCCGCTCGATACCTTCAAGTTGGTCCTCAACGGCCAAGACCGCTTCAAGGAACAACAAGGTAAGTACTTCAACCAAGTGCAACCGTTCCAGCACCACTCCGGTTCTCCGTACCCGGGTGTCTACTCGTATTCCTTCGCTCTCAAACCGGAGGAACACCAACCGACAGGGACATGCAACTTTTCGCGCATCGATAATGCTCAAGTTGCCGTTAAGGCGAAGGCGCAAGTTGCTTCCCCGGCGACGCACACCACGATGCACATGTTCGCGACCAACTACAACGTCCTCCGCATCCAATCCGGTATGGGCGGTCTCGCGTTCTCCAACTAGGCTTATTATAGCTTAAATATATCGCTCGCGTTTAAAAAATAAAAAAAAATAAAAAAAATAAAAAATTTTTAAAAACTGATTCGCATACAATTTTTAAAAATAAACTAAATTCCATTTTCGTATTCGCAGACGACGCATATATCCTTTTCGTTGACAAAATCCGTTTCTTCGTGACACTGCTTACATTCAAATATGGGTATTTTTTCTAATATACATGGACTGTGTGTTTCGTCATCGAGAAGCCACGCAATGTGTTTATATATCATATCGGCCAGTTCTGGCCTAGACATCGTGTGATACATATATATCCACTGATTTGCGCTATGTAAGCTCTCAAACATAGCTTTTAGGCTATACATGATAACATCATGCGCAATTCTATCCGGCCACATTCTTTGTTCGGTGAGTTTTATTAAATGTTTTTCTATACATCCTCCAATTCGCATCTCTTGTGCGGGAGTAAGCCCCAACCATTCCATGTGATCATATTCATCGTCATCTAATATACACCGCTCTACCGTTTCTTTGATGTCATCATACATTACCTGTTTGAAGAAATCCCATTGATCTCGCGAGTAGAAGAAGCTTTTTGGTTCTTTTAATTCATTCTTGAGATTCTCTACTTGTTTTTCCAGTTCTAGTATTTTTTTATGCTTTTCTATGACATCCCTATCATAAAAAAGTTTTGAACATATAGCCAGACGTTCCATTATCCAGAAGGGGCTTAAACTTTTTATGTTATTTTATTATAAAATGGGTGTTATTGCTACACCAGAAGATCCCATCACGACCGATAGCGGTTTCGAACTTACCAGTTATTACATGTCTTTGGCGGACACCGAAGTTCATCAACAAAAGATAAACGATCCCACGAATGGCATTATTTATCGCACAGAGGGGATTTTTCAGTATTGGCCTAATAAGTCCGCGCGAGAATCCGGTACAAAGCCGTTTTCTCATAAATTAGTGCGCGTGGATTCATCCGAGGCACCGGATAAGGATTGCTATACAATTTTGTACGAAAAGTTAAAAGAATTAAAGCTTTCGGGCATTGAAATGAAAGATGACTAGTGATTACTATGTATACACGGATGGTGCGTGCGTTAATAATGGACAAGAAAATGCGATGGCCGGTATGGGCATTTATTTTGGCGATGACGATCCACGGAACGTATCAAAGCGGGTCGTGGGGAAACAATCAAACAATACGGCGGAATTGGGAGCTATTATAGAGGCATATACAATCATAAAGGATGACATAGAAAATGGAAAAGTAGTTACGATTGTATCTGATTCTATTTACGCTATTAGATGTGTAACAACATACGGTGAGAAATGTGCGGCGAAGGGATGGTCGGTGGATATTCCCAATAAGGATATGGTTAAAAGGGGATATGAATTATACAGACGTAACTCACCGTTTGAGGAGCATAGAATATTTTTCAAGCATATTAAGGCTCATACCGGTAAAGATGACGTTCATTCCCTGGGTAACGAAAATGCCGATAGACTTGCTAACATGGCTATTGGATTGACCCATTGTCCCTATGATAAACCGAAAGAACCCATATTTCTTGGGAACAAGTTAGAAACAATGATGAGTAGAACGTATTTGAATGTTCCATTCTCGGATAAAGAACACGCGAAAAAGCACGGGTGTAGATGGGATCCTAAAAAGAAAAAATGGTGGATCAGTGAAATGAAACCAGAATTGGAAAAATATCTGCGTTAAAATTAACCATGGATCAAAATCACCTGAAACATGTGGATTCTAGAGGTAGTACATCATCAGGAAGAGATGAATCAGAAATGAAATGGTGCGATAAGCAAGAACAACTTTTATTGAACTGGGCGGAAAAGGCAGCTGGGTATCGTTGGTTGCATAACCACGCCCGAGTTCATTATAATAGACAAAATAACCGCCTCTCATATCCATCGATAATTATTTCTTCCATCACAGGCGTAGGGGGTTTTGCGGTTCTTAATCCCAGTGGTTCTGATGACTTATCTTCGTCTAGTAAAACGAATATTATGATAGCCCAATATCTATTTGCGTTTTTGAATGTGATAGCGGGTATTCTGACATCTATATTGAAGTTTTCCGGAAGTAATACTCTTGCCGGACGCCATTCACTAGCTTGTGTCCAATATTCTAAGTTTTATAGAAATGTTGAAATGGAGCTTTCGCTTCAACGAGAACACAGACAAAATGTCGGAGAGTTCTTTCAAAAATGTAGATACGAGTATGATCGCTTATTAGATGATAGTCCGGATTTACCGAATGTATCTATAGTGGCTTTTAATATTGAATTTCCCACAAAAGAAAACAAACCAGATGTATGTAATGGGTTGAACGTATTGGTGAGTGTAGGGGATGATTGTTCGCGAAGTGAGGGTGGTAAAATTAAAAAATCTGTATCAAAATGGTTGGGGGCTACTATAGGAAAAATTTCGTCAAGAAAATCTCTTGTGCGCTCGGGAAGTGGTAGTTTAGACGAAGAGCTATCCAATTCTCCCAAAATAAATACATCTAAAGATAGTTCTCCCGTTTAGAATAGAATAGGCTAGGTACACATGGTCAACACTCTATCCCATAAAGTTGGAATATTAACAGCCGGTCATACCTGCGCGGGTGTTAATACTGCAATAAAGAGTCTAGCCATGCGAGAGCTAAAATTTGGGAATAGAGTGTATGGATACAAAGAAGGGTTTGCTGGTTTAAATTATGGCATGAAAATGGAATTATCTCCAGATATGTTAAGCGATGATGCTGGTTCTATACTACACATGTCCAGAGAGGATCTCGATATGAATAGTGCCATTCATGAAATTTCTAAATTGGATAAATTATATTGCATAGGTGGAGCAATTACGATTAGTCGCGCAAGACAAATCGCACTAGACGATCGGGTATCTACAAACGTGATATGTCTAGCAAAGGGATTTAGTAATGATATTAGAGGCCTGGAAACTTTTGGGTTTCAATCG